AAAATACATCTTGCTTTCCATTCTAAAAAATATCTAACATCTCTTTTATATCCCTCGAAAAGATATTCTTCATTTAAAAGACAGTAACAACCATTTATCATGATGTCATCTGGAACTGGACATTGGCCCGTAGGATAAACCCCCACATTTCTACCACTTCCGGTGTAACATTGTAACGGTTTCATACCTTCACATGTAAAGGTATTTGTCAGTGATGTATTTCCACTAAATTGATCCAAGAATTCAGATGGGTCAAAAGAACCTCCAAAATTTTGACTTTGTTCGAAACCAACACCAGCATCTAAGAAGTAACAAAAATTATTGTTTTGGTGCAGTGCAAAACTTGTTCTAATACCAGGACCATCTTCTATACAAGTAGATGTTGGTAATCTATCACTCCTCATAACAATCCTTGTTCTATCTGAGAAATTTACTTGTGACAATGTGTATTTAAAATATGCCTGTGAATAAAGTGCATAAATATTTGCAGATACCGAGTTATTCAATGGATATCCATAATCACTTAAATTAGGTACGTTATCATAAAAACTCAATGAATTAATCGGTACATTAAATTCTGCCGCAATAAATGGTCCACCTCCTATATATCTAGATACCGACTGTGGTAAAACAAAATTATTCGCAGTTGTGATTGAATTATTACCAGGGAAGGTTAATGAAGATACCGTTTGAAAGTTATTTACTGGAACATATGCAAGACCAGAAGGTACTGTTGTATCACTAGTAGCAAGATAATAATATGGTAGTGGAGATGTAAAAGCAGTATAATTTGGATTTCCTGGTGTTGGTGGGGAAATTGAAAAAGTAAAAGATGGAAAATAAAGTAAGTTTGTTGTGTTATTTGTTGAAATGTGGGAAAGTGCATTGACACCAACCCCTTGGATTGGATAATTAAGATAGTAGTCACCTGAAACCATAACTGTTCCAGGTGCGGAGGGATAACCAAATAAAACCGATAAATCGTATTCAATATTTTGTTTTGTGGTATGAGGATCGACTCCTCTTGTTAAAATTAAAACTTCATATGAATCGTAATTAGCCATATTTTCCAATGCAACAAAGTTGTTTGATTGTATTGAATTTGCTCCTGCATTTGGATTATAGTTGGAAGAAATATTTGTAGGTAGAATAACTGGATTACCATTGGTAGGAAAAGTAGTTGATGGTCCACATGGATCTAAAATAACAATTTGAATTTGGTGTTTCAAATAGGATTGCGGAAAATAACCAAGTGTATTTGAATCTAATGCATAAAATTGATTTACTGTTAATCCCGTTAATAACTGAAAATATTCAACATCTGTATCGTATTTTAAAAAATCCTCTTTTGTAAGTGCGGGACTAGTGGTTCCTGTTTGTAATATTTTAATTGTTGAAAATAAATTATTAGATTGGTTGTTTGGATTTGCATATGAAATGGTTTGAGAAATAGGTGTTGGTGTCAATGAACCTAATGGAAATGGTGATAATAGTGTTGTTCCTGTTACCGCATTATTTAAAAATTGGTTCGAAGTTGCACCTGTTAAGTTTACTTTTCTGGACACAACTTGTCCGTTCGAAAAATTTGGATCCTGAAAAGTTATTAAATCCCCTGGAAACACTGTATCTATTGTACCAGGTCTTGCTAATAGAATTACAACCTGATCTTTGAAAGGTTGTGACCCCGCAAGTTGAGGGTTCACTGTAGTTGTAATTTGATTTACTCCAGGAGTTCCTGGATTTGGGTTAAAATATTTGTCTCTTAAATTAAATTCATTTAATCTTTGAGGATAAGTCTGTTTTGTTGGGAATCCAAACCACCTATCATCCTGACCAGGACTTTTGTCTGCCGCGAATAAAAATGGTTGAGGTGCGTGATACTTATTAAATTCACTACCTCCTAAAACATCGTAACCCGAAAATAATCTTAAAAAATCTGCCTGGGCTTTAGTCACAACTGTTTGATCCACTTGATTATTGTCGATTGCCCATGCTAATGATTTGTATTGACCGGTACCACCACACCTGAAATATCCATTATCAGCATCACCATATTGATAACCTGGTATAATTTCTAAATTTGGGTGAGTGACATCATACGCAGATGACATGTTAACTGGTGCCAGAAATGAAGTCGATTGACCCAAAATTTGTACTCCTGTTTGTGAATAAACTGATAGTTCGGCTTGCAATTCTTGATCAAATGTGTCCGGGGTAAATTGTTCTCCTATTTCAGCAAATCCGCAATTACAATCACATGACTCACATTCAGGATAAGAAATCATAGGAAGACCTATTCTTCTAAGGTCTAGAATAACATGTTGTAAAAAAGGATAAACTCTTTGGTTGTAAAATCTAAGAAGAATACTTACCCCTATAGCCTTTACAAGTGAAATTCCAAAACCCACATAAAACGAAATAGATAGGCCTGAAGGAATGGGCAGTAATGCTACTATAGCAGCGGAAAGATTCCAAACCACAAGTGCCCAATAATAAACAGTTCCAATTATTAATAATCTTCTAAGTGTTTTTCCTAAATTTTTAAAAACAGGCCAAAACTTAGCAATAAAGTGAGCCAACCAAAGCACGGCCAAAAGTGCCGGAGTTAAAACATTCAATAAAAAATTGAAAAGAAAAAACAAAAAATCAAAGTTTCTTATGATGTCATTTGCAGGGAACGTATTAACCGTCGACTTACATGTTCTATTATCAATTTCTTTTATACCTAGATGTCTCGCTCTACCTACTCCATTTTTGTATCGATCTAAAAATAAAGATGTTGTGTAAACTTTATTGTAGTTAAACAAATAGAATCTATCTTCACAATTTATTGCCTCCTGGATCATATTTGAATCACCATAATCGTCCCAATCTAATGAAAAAGCATAAGATCTTAAAACGTCAAAAGGTCCCTGATCATAAAATAAAAAGTTCAATATTTGTGAACTGTTAACATCTTGAGGTATTGAAGTCACAACCACGTTAGTTGGTGCCGTTGTAATTGGAATGACATTTACATCACCAAAATATGGTATACCACCAATTGTAACAGAAATACTTTGTGAATTAACTGAATTGTCAAGAACTAAACCACCATTTGTAGCAATGGGTATTGTTTGGATAGTGAAACCAGGAACCAAATTATAACTGAGAACGGTTGGTGGTTGGGTAATAAATGGGTCATTTGACGCATTTGACCAACCATACTCTTTAACATTTGGTACTAAATAATTACCCCTTAAAAAATTATTCTTTAGACCTTGTTCATTTTGCCATTTGAACTTGAATCTATATTTTCCAGTAGTGGGTATTCCTATTTTGGGATCGTTTGATAGAACTTGTTGACCATATTCATTAGTGTAAACATAGTCCAAATTCATTGGTAAATTAACTAAAAATGTACCGTTGTCATCAATAATTTTTCCGTTTTGTTCTAAATCATATTGTTCTAATATTGGATATCCGTATTGGTCTGTGTCGATTGTCTGTCGAATAGATAAAATTTGACCGGGTCCTGCCACTAATTCACACAGGTTTCCAGTATTATTTTTTGGTTTACAACTTGGTTTTACCGAATCGTCATCTGTGGTAGATATGACAGATCCCATAAAAATTGAGGTTGGTTGTATTGATATATTTGCAGATGCCGTTAAATCAAAATCCGCTCTTGTAATACCCAATTGACAAATTTCAGGTTCTCCCCATAAAGGTGCAATTTCTAATATTTTGTTTAGTGAAATTATTTGAGGTAATTCATTTAGATCCATTTACTTGATCTTCACTTGCCACCCCAGCCTGTATTAAATCCTGTGGACTTAAGGAAAAACAACCAATGTCTGAAAGATCAACATCCATTACCAATGTTTGAGTACCTACTGGAACACCAAAAATCATGTAATCCCCACTTTCATTAGTTTTAACTGTATAACGATAATATTTGTCAAAAACTTCAATATAAGTGTTGTCTATAAGAACTTCTTGTTTTGTTGGAAAAGAACCTGTTGGTACATGTCCATTGTACTGTGGTTCTTTCGGGAGTAAATTATATCTATAACCTTCTTCGTTTACATCTGAAATAAATGTGTAAGGGTATAATTCAGAAATTATAGGGTTATTTAAATCAACATCTTCGATTGGGACAAAAACTGAAACTCGTGCATTTGGTAAACCATATCCTCCGTTAACAAATACTCTACCTACTACAACTCCATAATCAGAACAAACTCTAGTGTATATGTCTGCTTGATTTAGTTTTAGAGAAAGAATTTCCAGAAACTCGAAGTCCTGTTCTAACATTACTTTGAGACTTTTTTCGTTTCCCGGGGTAGTTTTAATCCTTACAGATTTAGGCATTTGGTCTTTTAAAAATAAATAGTTTATTTCGTATTTTTAAAAGATATAATCAATTTTTGAAAAGTGTAATGAAAACCTTTGAAAGGTGTTGTATTAACTAAAGTTGACTGTCTTTAAATTTAATACACTAACTCTAATGTCCTTAGAAGGAAATCTTACTTGGTAAATTTGTGATGGTTCCGCAAAAATTGTATCTGCAATTAGTTTAATTAGTTTTGTTTCTGGATCTTCATATTGTTGAGAAGTTTGAGATGAAGAATACTCACCTCCAACTTTATTGAAAAAGAATATGCCAGATAAGGAAATTACACCATTTTCTTGTTGGATTTGTGATCTTAATGCAGACACATTTATGTTTTGTCCTAACCCTCTATCAAGCGGACTGAAAAATGCGGTTACAATTTCAATTATTCTTGAAACAATTGCCCCTTGATTTTGACTAGCATCTAAAATTACATCAACATCAACACCCAAGTCAATAACATTTGCCGTTTCGAGGGATATGTAATCATTTATCATTCTGTAATTGGACAAGTAATTAGCAACATTACTCATTAAAGTATTTGAAACTACCTCAGTCAAGTTACCATTTATATCATATGATAACATTTTAATTTTAATTTTATTATTTTCTTCAACTATTGCAACTTTTCCGGGAGCACCAAACTGAGGAGGCATGTTTCTAATTACCGACTCATAATCGTTTACAGTGACCGCTCGGTTTTGTGCCGCGAAATTAAATGTTACATATTGTCTAACTTCTTCAGTCGAAGGTGCGTTTGCCCCTCCGATTGCCGCAGTAACATTATTACATCTTAATGAATTAATAACAGTATTATTTAAACTTTCGACAGGACCATTTACAAAAAATGATATTGTACCGAATTGAGTGATTACATTAACTCCCACATTTGTTGCCTGACCACCACCAACTCTGTACTGAACAAACAATGTAGAATTAGACTTAAGAGAACTACCTAAGGAAAAATTATTAATGTATTTATTCAAATCCATTTTATTTCCTGTACGTGTAAACTCCCTTAATTGTTCGTCTGCGGAAACATTACCACCACCAAAGGTCAGTTTTGTAAAATTTTCTGGGGTATTTTCTGTGATAAACCGATCATTTGTTTGAATATATCTACCAACCTTGATTCCAGGTTGATCGGATGGTTTAGTAGGATCTTCAATAAAAACTCTATCTTGGGCCAATGCTGGTACTTCATACCACCTATTCTCTAGTCCCAAAAATTCCTGTGTTGGTGGAGGAGCAACATAACTTGTACCATCCTTAAGAAGAACACTTGTGACACCTAACACGTTTTTTTCGGGTAAAAATAACTCGAAAAATGGTTTTACATCATTTGGGGTAATAACTCTTTTGAAGACTTTTGTAATTCCATTGACTACAACTTCTCTTTTAGTGATAGTATAATTTATCAAAGTACCGTTCTGATCAAAATTTGGTATTTTTAATCTATTTGGAGAACCTTCAGCATTTATTGGTGAAGAAAAATCTATATCATAAACAGTTTCGAATGGTTGACCAGCACCATTTATTTGTGCTCCTCTTCTTAATATTCCACAATATCTTAAATCTTCTTGGTCTCCAAGTGCAGGAACTGTAATAGAAAAATCAACTAAAGCAACTGAGGGTCTGGCACCAGGAATTTTCAAACCGTAAGTTCTTGCAATGTTATAAAC